GTATTCGTAACAGAGTGTATTATTTGCTTGAGCAACAACATCCTTATAAAGTCAGTATACCAAATGGTCCTGTGCGGTTTTTGTTTGGCGATAAGTTATCAGTGTCATCTGTAATAAATACAAACGTTCAAGGAATGGCTGCCGTAGGACTGAAGATGGCACTTCGTGCATTGTGGGAGAAATACCCCAATAACATTATTTCTACTGTGCATGATGAAATAGTATTTGATTTTGCGGATTCTGAAATAAACGATGATCTTATAAATGACATAAAACAAACAATGGCTGAATGTATGGCAAATTATTTACAGCACCCTGTCGCTACCGAGCACAAGTTAGGTAAATTCTGGTCCTAATTTATAAATTCTAATTAGAGCGAGACTATGGAAGCATTCTTTATTTTTGTTGCGTTTTGTATTTTGTCTTATCTTATTCTTGGTTTATTTGCTTATATTTCTTTTTGCGATTATTGCGAATTGATCGAGCATTCTTATTTACAGACTACTTTACGTATTGTTTTATGGCCATTCTTTGCAATAATCGCTATTTTGAGTAAAAGCAAATGACAGACGATAGGAAGCCCTGGGAAAGACAATCTGACGAACCAATTTTATGGTATGATCGATTTTTAGTATATCTGCAATTACCGAATCCCCGTACCATTTCGGCTGCAATACGCAAATGGTCACAGGATAATCCGAATGCGAGAAGAACGAAGGAACGGGACGATAGGGGACAACCGCCGTATTTGCTGACGTCTTGGTCAAGGGCTGCTAAAAAATATAGGTGGGAAGAGCGGGCTATAGCTTATGATACGTGGCGCTTTGAGCAATTAGAAATGATCCGCAGAAATGCGCTAATCGGTATTAGCGCATTAGTTGACGATGCCTTGCGCACTCTTCGGCAATTGCTAAATTCTTTAGACGACAACGTGCGTTTTGAGGCAGTAAAATTCATTTTTGACAAGATTGGTCTTTATGACATCGCCCATATAAAAATTCAGGCAGATAATCCAATAATTTCTGATAAACAGCTTGTACAAATAATCATGCAAGATGAGGATATATTGCAAGCAGTTCGTGAATATTTGGCTGATACAGATTTATTAGTACAATTCAAGCATGGATTACTTGAAGACGGCGACAGCAAGAAATAAGGTTATTAGCAGTCAAAGACAGTTGCTTTTTGAGCAATTACTAAAGAGAAAGGTAAAACAAGATTTTTTATTGTTTTCCAGGCTGTGTCTAAATTGGTGGCGGCCTTACTTATTTCACAAAAAGCTTGCAGAGATTCTTGTGGCGGAAAAACAGAATAAAATAATGATTTTTGCTCCACCGCAACACGGTAAGAGCACAATAACGTCTGTTTTATACCCGGCCTGGACATTGGGGCATGATCCGACATTACGCATAATTTTAGTCTCTTATTCTGCGTCTTTGGCCGAGCATTTCAGTTTTCGTATTCGTGAAATAATCCATTCTGAAATTTATAAAAGCATATTTAGTACGAGAATAAAGAAAAAGAGGGATACGATAAACTATTGGGAGACTGAAGACGGTGGTTATTTATTAGCGTCTGGTGTAGAAGGCGCAATGACCGGTTATAGCGCAGACTTGATTATAATTGACGACCCCATCGAAAATTGGACAAAAGCATCATCCCCGGCTTTTCGTGAGTCTTTATGGTTATGGTATACAACGACGCTGATCAGTAGATTGCAAAGAAACGGTAGAATTTTGTTGATTATGACAAGATGGCATACAGATGATTTAGCTGCAAGAATTCTTGCAGTAGAGAAGGATTGGATTGTTTATCGTTTTCCCGCTATTGCTGAAAGTAAAGATGAACATACTAAGAATGATGAAATTTTGCGGTATAATACGATTGACTTGACAAATCGTCAACCTGGTTTGCCGTTAGTTCCAGAATTACATAGCGCTGAAAAACTGCAAGAATTGAGAAAATTTAGAGGTTTTACGTCGTTATATCAGGGCGTACCGGTGCCGTTGGAAGGCACCGCTTTTCGTCGTGATCAAATAAAAATTTTACAAGATTACAAATCATTAGAGTTACGAACATGCCGCTATTGGGACAAGTCTAGCGGCGTCTCTTCGCAAACGGCGGGAGTTTTGGCAGGTGTTACACAGACTGGAGACATTATCATTCTGGATGTTATAGCGGGTTACTGGCAGGCTGGGGAAAGAGAACAGATTATCTTGAACAAGGCTTTAGAAGATTCTAAACAATTTAGCAGGTATTGTGTTGTCATAGAACAAGAACCAGGTTCTGGCGGCAAAGATTCTGCTGACTATACTAGACAAAATCTTATAAAATGTGGTATAAGTACATTTTTAGATAGACCGGTAATGAACAAAAACGCCCGATTTGACTTGGTTTGTGCTTATGCGCAAAGCGGCAAGCTTTACGCTATTCGTGCTCCGTGGTTAGATATGTTTTTAGACAATTTAGCAATGTTACCGGTTACGTCACAAAGAGACATAGCTGACGCTACAAGTGGCGTAATAAAGTATTTGTCACAATCATCCGTTATTGTTACTGAGAATATTTTTTATGCCTAAGATAGCAACACCAGTAAGACCTGAAGATTACACGAAAAACGGTAAATTTATTGCCGAAGAGCTACGCTCTAGACAAGAAAATATAAAAAATGTTTGGGAACGTTATGAGGGTATATATCCCCGCTTTTTGCGTCCTAGAAGAAATTTTGACCCTAACATTTCTGTCAATCTTGTGCGTAAAATTGTAGATCAGTCTGTATCGTTGCTATTTGGTCAAAGCCCTGTTATAAGCGTTCCCCCGCAATATAGGGATTATGTAAAAGAATTTGACAAAAACTTTTTCGTAAAGTTGGGTCTTTATGGGGCGATTAGTGGTCATGTTTTTATATCAGTTTTGCGCAACCGGCCTTTTGTAGAAGTAGTTTATCCCGGCAACATTGTTGCACTTTGGGATGACTCTGGCAGAATTGTGGGTTATTCTATGGTTTTGCCTTTTATGGACAAAACCATGCGAATCGATTTTTACCAAATAACAGACAATCTTTGGCATATAGTACAGATTGTAGAGGGGACAAAAAGCGAGGTTATAAATTTTGTGGAATGGTCATATCCTGTAGCTCCCGTCATATCTTGGCAAAACCTACCATCTCGGCAAGTGTACGGTTTGTCTGATGTTACAAATTATCGATTGAATGATTACATAAATTACATTTTGTCGGATGCGCTACTAATTTTGCATATGCACGCTCACCCCAGAACGATTATAACTGGCGCAATGGCACCAACAATAACCGAAGAGGAAGTAGGCAGTATTTTTAGTTTTCCTAATCCGGAAGCTAAAGTTTATAATCTCGCTACTACGGAGAATTTGAAGGATATTTTAGACGTAGCAGCTTTTATCATTAGCTATTTTTATAGTGAGCATAGAGCAGTAGATTTGACATCATTTCGTGACAAAGTTGGTCAATTGACTAACTTTGGTCTTCGTGTATTGTTTATGGATGCTTTAGACAAATTACAAGTAAAACGTGTTTTGTATGAGAACGGTCTAAAACAAATTATCATTGCTTTGATTTATTTTAGTACGGGTAATGTTATCTCTATTAGTGATATACAAATATCTTGGCCTGATCCGTTGCCTTTCAATGACATGGAAGAAATTGAACAAATCGAAAAAGAAATGAGTTTGGGCATTCTCTCGAAAAGAACGGCGGCATTGTTACGCAATCGTGATTTTGACGCTGAGATAACGCATATTCTTGAAGAGTCAGAAATTGAAAAAAATATTGGTTCTCGGCTAATGGCGTTATTTGAGAAAGAATGATTATGAGCAATCTGGAACATAAAGCAAGGTTTGTTACTTATAAAGAACTTGTAGAAAAATTATTTCCGTACATATCTGGGTATTCTTGGGCAATTTACGCATTGCATGATTTATGGACGATGGGCGCACCTAATCCACAAAATCCGCAAGAAAGATTATTATTGCCTACGCAGTTCAAAAAATGGTGGTATGATGTATGTCGTCGTATGGGGTACGAATATAAAGATGATTTTTACGACAAGTTTTGAATTGCTATGCTTGTATCGCCCGGAGAACGTGAAATAACAAAAATTCTGATAAGAGAATTCGTCAGAATGCATACAATTGCTGACGAAATAATGCTCAAGTATTATAAAAAAGAGAATAATGAATATTTAGACGAAGGAATTGAAGAACTCCGGGCCGCTATTTCTCAGCAAATAAACCGTATAATCTCGCAGTCTAGCGAATTTTTGACAGAATGGGCCGGCGATTTGCAAGATGAAGTTTTTGAGCATATAGCGCAGAATATGCAGAGATACGGTTTTAGCGAAGATATGCTAAAAGTTATTTTGCGCAATACAGATGTTCAAGCTGCCGAAGAAGCAATCCGCATGTTTTCTGAAAATTCCGAGGTTATGGAGTATTTACGGGAGAAATTAGGGAATAATGTAGATGATCTAATAAGGATAATAACCGAAGGTTTAGCCGCAGGCCGTCATCCTTACGAAGTTTCACGTGTTTTGCGAGACACGATAGGAATGTTGCTAACTGATGCTATTCGCTATGCTCGGTCACTTATGCTAAAAGCTTCTAGGGAAGTGTCTTTGAGATGGTATAGAGCAAATAGTGATATTATCGTCGGGTGGCGATGGCTTGCCACACTCGATGATAGGACGTGTTTTGCATGTTTGATGCTGGATGGTAAAGTTTTTCCGTTATCCGCTAGTTTTGACGAACACCCAAATGGTAGATGCTCAAGTGAACCAATATTTGCTGATGATGCTTTGAGCGATTACGACATAGAATTGCCGGATTTTGATCGAACTTTTGGTAAGGAATGGTTTGAGGATTTGCCCGAAAGTGAGAAAATGAAAATTCTAGGTCCCTCTGCGTACAGGGCTTATAAAGCTGGCGAAGCAAAGCCGGAAGATTTTATTGGCCATAAAAAAGGGCCTTTTGGTCCGATGTACTACAAACGCTCTCTTCGTGAGATTCTCGGAGATAGAGCCAAAGATTTTTATCGCTAATAGTTGACAATCGTTCTTTTTTCGTGTATATATGACTTAGAGGTACTATGGCTAACTTCGTAAATAGACCGTGGTCTACCCCAGAAACAAAATTAGATGCTGAAGATTTTTGTTCTGTTTGTCTGATTGATTTGAATGAACCAGGTAAACCGAAAGTAAAGAGTAAATGTAAATTACCCGTAAAATCATCCCCGGATTCTCCATACAATGTAAATGCTCTAAGAGCGGCGGCATTGGCGCTGGTCGGTGCAAGAGGCGGTGTTGACGCTCCACCCGATGCAAAACGCCAAGCTGCTAAAAAGCTAGTTAGATTGTTTAGAGAAGCCAATATTCCCGTTTTTCCTAGTTTAGCGAAGATTGCCAATGAGCGATAATACTGAAAAAACTGATGAAAAAGAACTAAATAATGGTGTTCCAGGTGCGCAAGGCGAAGGAAACGATGCCGGCGATGTTGGAGAGAAAAAATCACGTAAGCGACAAAGACAAGTTTTTCCTAACAATGATGAGGAAATTTTGTTATTACGCAAACAAATCGAAGAATTGAATAATACTATTGCCGAGTTACAGTCTATTATTACCAAAAAAGAAGAGGAAGATTATAGAAACAGAATTGAACAAAAGATTTTAGAAGCTGCTAAAAATGTCGGGTTCTTGAATCCTCACGACGCTTTACACTTTGTGAATTTCTCGGATATTACGCCAGACACTAACTTTTTCGATGTTTTACAGAAAGTCGCTAAAGAACGTCCATATTTACTAAAACCGTCACCTGTGCCAAGAACTGAACAAGGTAAAACTCCTACTAATAAAGCTGATTCGTTTTGGCGAGGTGGCGGTGTTGTTTTAGAGAAAATTTAGGAGGTAAATAAAAGTGGCTGTTACTACTATTTCTGATCTAAATAACTTATTCAATTCAATTTACGAAGACGCAATCCATGTCGCACGTGAGATGAATCTAATGACAAATTTAGTAGACGTAAAAACGGCGGCAGGTTGGATGTCTCGTCAGATTGTGCGAAGACCGCCGTTAGTCGCTGAAACAGTAAACGATGGGCAAGATTACAACAATCCGCAGACTTTTGGCCGTATTCCCGACACTTCCCTAACTCCCGGTGAAGTCATCGTACAAGTAGTTTTGACTGATCGTGTAATTGAGACGGACCCGGATGGTGCACGGGAAGACGCTGCGTTTGAGATGGGCAATGCTATTGCTACTAAAATTGACACCGATCTTGTCAGTACATTTTCTAGTTTTTCTGTTGACAAAGGTCCAGGTGCTGCGAATGACGCTGATATGACTTCGTTTGCCGCTGCTATTACTAAACTGCGAGCAAATAAGACGCCAGCTCCAATCTACGTTGTTTTACATCCGTACCAATGGCATAAGATTTGGCTGGAACTTGGGAAGCCGGCGGCAAATAATGCTTTCTTAGGTGATGTAGCGAATCAAGCAATGAGGGAGTTTTTCGTTAGTGGTCCGCTAATGGGCGCTACTTGGTTTGTAAACGCCAACATCGCAGTAAATGCAGGTGCTGCGGTTGCCGGCGTTTTTCACCCTAAAGCCATTATGCTTGATTCTCGGCGTCCCCCTCGATTGGAGCCAGAACGCAATGCTTCGTTGCGTGCTTGGGAATTGAATATGTCTGCCGGTTATGCTTTTGGTGTTGTAAGAAATGAGTTTGGTGTAAAGTATACTTCCAAGTGTACTGAACCATGAGGCCCGGTTTAGCATATTTAGTACAAGAACTTAGGAGATTGGTGAATGACGTAGATTCGCTAATTTGGGAAGATACCAAAATCGCAAATACTCTTGATCGTTGCCGTAGCGATTTTTGGTATCTTCCCGCAGTACTATTGCATAAATCTGCCAATAAATACTATATAACCTTTTACGCTACTTATCTTGAATCAAAAGAGTCAGGGCCGAATTACTTTCGTTTATATGATTATAACAATAGGGAGCTAACAAATGAT